TGAAGATGGAGATTTTAAGTATGATGAGTTTACTATCCAAAACACTAGTGAAAGTATTAGACAATATATTTTAAGATCATATGATGTAGGTGATAAGGATGTTATTTTAACGGCTAACATAACTGATTTTGAAGCTTGGTTAGATACTTTAACTTTAGACCAGGAAGATGCAATAATGCGAAGATGTATTAAAATAGATGTAGAGTTTGGAATAAAGAAGTCAGGTTGGTTAAAAGGATATCTTACTAATCCTATTTATTATACAAAAGAAGAAGTTGAAGATGAAAATAATAAATCATTATATTCACGTATGGTAGCATTTAAAGTTAATGGAATTAATATTAAAGTAACTGGAGCTTCTAAATTAATTGAAGATAATTTAAAGAAAGATATTAAAAATGTTATATCATATAATTGTACTCCTCGTATAAAGATTAATAGGGATTTAGCCAAGAATTTAGTAGAGTTTGATATGTATTGGAGAGACGTCGATGAAATTTCACAAAAATCTATATTTGAATTAATGAAAATTACAAAAATAATTAGAACTACTTTACCTTATGGAACTATCACAAAAGCTTTTGCTCAAATAGTTAAAGATGTGTTTAATAATTATATTTTATGCAAAGATTTGGAAGATGGATTGAATCAGCTTAATTCTTTACGTATAGATAGTCCTTTAGAATTTGATTGTGTTATAAAATTAAAAGACGAAGCTTTCTTTTTAACAACAGATGATGATGGTAAAATTGTATTCTGTATTTGTGATGATAGTTTTGAATATAAAATTAATGAACAAAATGAAGTTTTATGCTTTTTCCAAGGAGAATTTTTATGGAAGGTTGAAGGTAGAGTAGCAACATGGTATCGTCATATACAACGAAATGTAGAGTTAGTTACTATAGATTACACTAATTTAACACCCCCTTCTCGCGATTTAGTCAAATATTGTGATCATTTTCTAAATTTCTTAAAAACAGGATTTGCAGCATTAGCTATAAAACAGTTGTGTACCAAAAATAAAAATAATTTAGGTGAAGAAACATATGACGTTTATGATCAATCATTTACACAAAAGCCAGTTAGCTATCAAAATAATGCGCAATTTTCAAAAACAAACAATGTAAATTTTAATAAAAATAGCAATTTTAACCCCGTCGAAGAAACATCAGCAGATGCATATTTAAATAAACAAAATAAACAACCTAGAACTAATACGAAGAAAAACACAAATTTCGAATTTAAATTACGTAACGAAACATCAGCTGATGCTTATCTTAATAAAAATAATAAACAGCCTAAAAGTAATACTAACAAAAATTCAAATTTCGTTTTTAAAAATCCTGTTAAGAAAAG